TTCGACTACTGAGGGCGTCCAGTTCGGCACTTGGGTTTGGACACCAAGCACAACGTTCCCACAGTAGCGAGGTACTGGAGGGAGGAGCGTGTGCCTGAGCGTCTAAATGGGTACCCACAACCTTTCATCAAGGTTGTGCGGGACGGACAACCGGTTAAGCAACGTACGTACCATGTCGTATCGCGCATGGGGGACAACCATCAATTGGGTGTCTTTAACAACTCAGTGTCTGCGGTGGAGCGGGCCTTAGTTGAGCGGTACTTTTTGTGTGAAGTTGAGGCAGGAGTCTATCTACCACCATTGTCGAGCACCCGCGCTTCGTGGAACACCACAGAGCTGCAGGCATTCCGCAATAAGGTTGTTCAGATAGTGAAACCGAACGCCACCGTGCTAACGCTACGTGAAGTAGTGTTATGTTATCGCGGTGCCAAGAGGAGGATCTACGAGAACGCCTTGCGGAGCTTGATGAGAACTCCCTTGTCTAAACGGGATGCCAGTTTACGCCCGTTTACTAAATTTGAAAAACAGAACTTGTCAAAGGCGCCGCGCATTATCAATCCGCGGAGCCCAAGGTACAACCTTGTCCTAGGGAAGTATCTGAAGAAACTGGAAAAACCGATCTACGCCGCTATCAACGAGGCGTGGGGAGGCAGGACGGCACACACCGTCATCAAGGGACTGAATTCACGCGAGGCTGCCGAGGTGTTGAAGAGCAAGTGGGACTTGTTCGAGGACCCGGTGGCAATTGGGCTGGACGCTCAGAAGTACGACATGCACGTCGGGTTGAACGGACTGGGTTATGAACACTCATTCTACAACGGTGTGTTTGGAGTAAGGGAGCTGGCCCGGTTGCTGTCATTGCAGCTGGTCAATTCAGGCACGGCGTATTGTAGCGACGGGTTGGTCAAGTTCTTGATCTTGGCCACCCGCTGCTCCGGCGACCTGAACACTGCCCTGGGAAATTGCATTATCATGTGTGCTCTTATTTGGGCCATGTGTGCGGAACTCCAGGTGCTCGCTGAGTTGAGCAACAACGGAGACGATTGTGTGTTAATTGTCGAGAGACGTGACCTCGACCGAGTGATTGGAAGAGTGCCTGGCTTCTTCGCAGAGCGTGGTTTCCGCATGGTTGTTGAGCCGCCGGTCGACGTGTTTGAGCAAATCGAGTTTTGCCAATCACGGCCTGTCAAGTTGGGCAGCGGCTGGCATATGGTTCGCAACGTGCGCACATGCCTCAAGAAAGACCCTATGTGTTTGGTCCCAATACAAAACGCTAAGGTCTGGAAGAAGTGGCTGGGTGCTGTCGGCGAGTGTGGGATGGCCACGGTGCCTGGCTGTCCTGTCCTTCAGAGTTTCTATCGAGCATTTCGGCGCAGTGGCGTTGGTGCTAGTAAGAGGTTTAAGGAACATATTTTTCGCAATACCAGCATGTTGGAACGCGCGTCTGATCGGGTTGGGGAGATCACCGATGACGCTCGTGCTTCTTTCTATCGCGCATTTGGAGTCACTCCGGACTACCAGATCGCATTGGAGGAGTACTACGACAAGATGGAGATTGGGGATTGGGATGGTGAGGTGAGAGTAGGCTGCGTAGAAACCGCGCCCTTACCATTC